CCAGTTTTGAAATATTGTTTAAAACAACATCTCCCCCGCCGTGTCGGGATTAGTTTCACGGAATAAGCCCAAAGGGAAAACCTTAAAAAGCTTTCTTTCTGGCGATATTTAAGAGCATTCCTACAAGGTGTGTTAATCCTTGTAGACGCGCTTGTTTCTCAACAATCGTGGTACCAATATGGGAAACAATTTCCCAATCAATACAATGTCCTGTAAACCTTACGCTAGCGACTTTACTGCGTTCAGATTCACCCCTGATCTTAAAGGGGTCACTGGCACGCATATAAGGATCGTTAAAGATACGGTCATCCAGATAATCCTTTATATCTGGTAACTCTACTTCAGCATGATAGTAGGGAAAAACCCTATCAGCAAACCGAAGGCCCTCAGAGTCTTCAACTGGTGTTTTCACAAAAGTGTGAAAATGCTCAGTTTCTAACCCTTTTACAGCATTTTGTATTACAGTCCATGAACGTCTTGTCCATAGATCGGGAGGTCCTATGAGATGACCATCACCAAAACCATCGGGTCCAAAGAAAATCTTCGGGCCCATTAGATTCAGAATTTCCAAAATGACAGCACGGACATTGCTAAGGAGGTCATGTCTAACTAAAAAGTTATGAAACGCAACCAACCGAGCAGGGGTAAGATGATCCTTCATATAGAAAGGTCTTACCCACGTACCATGTAAATAATCAGCACCGCAACTTTCACGAAAGGGTTCATCACAAAAAGTCTTTTTAGGATTTATGCGAAAACCAAGAAGTTCAAGTCTGCGACATACAGCGGAGAAAATCAGATTGGGGACAATAATGTCATCCCCATATACCGAAATACCGTGTCGATGCTGTGGCATTCGAACACAAGAACGTGCAATACTTAAAAATATGAGCGTTTCAAGCTCAAAAGTAAAAGCACATCCCATACTCGAAAACCAAGGATTTTCGAATCTTGATGTAATGCCCTCTTCATCCTTAAAGGTGCTTGTGGGACATCGCAATAACTCAAGACGAGAATATAACTCCATACAATTACGCTTTGCAGCGTCATTCTGCATAAAGGATTCTATCTCAAGAAATAAAAGCTTAACCAAAATTCTACTAACACTATTAGATGCGGACTGAATATCAATAGTCCCTGCAGATTTATCAACTGATAACCGTTGGACCACCTCACGATGGTACTCCTGACGTGTCTTAATCTCATTCCCAGAAAGTGAAAGAGACTCAGACAGCCAAGTACCTAAACCCTTCTGAAAGAAGGAATTAAGAGTCGGTTGTATATCAATAGATCTATTTACAGTTGCATCTTTCGGAACAAAAGAAAGTTGTGATTCATTAACGGTCATACGCGAATTTTCAAACGTATATGCCATTTTTTGACCACGATCTTTCATTCTTGGTGATCTACAACTACTCTCCTTTATAGGGATAGCAGTGTAAGATGCCCTTTTATTAGACATCTTTTTACTAACAAGAAAAACGGAGGTTCTGCTGGTACGGGTATGTGGTTTTTTCCATAGCCACTTCTCGTATTCACCATTCCCATCACGAAACTCATTAATAATATAATCAACAAGGCACTGAGTGCCCGAAGGTTTACTATCAAGTTTTCGCCTAGCGCTTGTCAGACGCTTGACGTTTGTACTCGCACCCGGCCCGAACTTTGCCGGTAGATCCCATAATGTACCAACATTCTCAAACTGAGAACCAAAATTGGTAGCAAGAATTTTGTACATATGATACGCAACTTGGCGCAATGCACTACTCAACTCACTAGAATTCTGATCCCTAATTAGACGCATATTGGTCTCGTTAGCATGACGAAAATCATCAAAGAAACGAGTAAAGGTATTGTGCTGTATATCCACTCCTATATCAACAGAAGAGATCTTTTCATACAAACCAAAAATCTGGCGTACTACAAGAAAATCATGTGTATTCCAGTCAAAACTGAGTTCTAACTTCTTCTCAACCATTTCTGGCAAAGAGAGATTAGATAGGACAATCCGTAGCCCCATACACGATACAGAGGAGATAAGCTCATTCCTTAAAAAATGCAGGACAGAGTCCTGATCTAGGATAGATTCGTAAAACATAATGTGACCTCATATAATGAGTGTACTAACACAGAAATAACTAGCACGTAACGGCTACTCCTCGCTTTAAAACGAAGACGAAACCGTAACATTAAATTGTGCTAGATGCAAAGTTTCTGAAGATCGAACTGATAATGCCAGCGGTATTACTACCAGCAGCAACAGTGTGATCAGCACCTACGATACCCGAAAGAAAAGTAGCGCCATGCATATGCATGGAAGATTGCGTGACAGTACGAGGTACTGAAAAGCTAAAGCTACGTTCGGCGTACCCAGGATCTTTGCCAGTGGCAAGACCATCATGTACATCAGGAGACAAATACTCTCGTACCTTTACGGTAGCGGAGCGAGTATCCCGCGTATTAGAAAAGGTCGCAGTCACTGTATTCTGTCTATCTATGTTTTTCAAACTATTAGATTCGCGATACAGCACTGACCCGTTAGCTCTAGTCGTAACATAATTGTATTCAATTATCGTTGAACTATTAGAGATTGAAGGGAATTTAAACGGTAACATCACGTTGCCTATTAAGGGGTAAAAAATTATTACTTACCAGCTCTAGAAGTACAAGCAGCTAAAATAGTTATAGCTTGTTGCACATTTTTAAAGCCTTTCACGCTACCCAATGCGAAAAAGGAGGATAACCCGAAAATCGATTGATTCAACGGATACCTTTTTAAGGAAGTATTTTGAAGTGTGGCGTTCGAAAATAAAGACAGCCGCCAATTGAGATCTTCATAGCCAGTATAAGAATACGAATGCGCAGAATTTTCTTCCTGCGTAAAATCGGATATCCAAATCTGGCCGCCGATAACATTTGACAAAGCTGCAATATTAGCTCGGCCTCCGATAAAATTGCCCATATTGGTAAAATAGTCAACGGCCCACGACCAACCAGTACGTTCCCAAAGGACGATACCAGGATCAATGGGGACCTCTAATTTCTTAGGGGCTCCGGAGCTATCAAATGCAACAGTACATCGGACATCTGTACCGATCAGCGTCTTACGAGTCCATTGTCCATAATCTCCGCTTGAAGTAATAGATCTATTTTGTTTAGACTTTAACTTCGCATACGGATTTTTAAAGGGATCAAAAAGCTCACAAGCCGCTGCTATGTCAGTGATGAGTGGCCTCATAGCGAACTTCCATTCAAGGAGTAAGCGATCAGGTCGCGAGGAATAACCACGCAATTTCTTCCATTCATCGAAAGGCTTAAATTTTCGCAAGAAAACTTTACCCTTCTGAATAACATAGGCAAGACTTTCATCGGCCTCAGCAAGGCTACTGGACCATTGTGCTTGCGCACCCGCGTATTGATCTAAAAGATCATCAATAGCATCTGCATGGAGTTCACCAAAAATTGCTTCATTAACACCAACAGCAGGTGGTGGGTTAACATCAGCAGTGATGTACTCATTACCATTTAAGTAGACTATATAAAAACTAGAGCTTTCGCGACTAGAAGACATAGTATACTGCCTTTCTTGCGTTTTAGTGGGATCATCACCACCAACCCATACCTTAGAGGTAGAGCTGGAAATATGTCCCACCCCAACATCAGGTATGTTAACAGATGATGACATGTATGTATTAGTGTCACCTTTGCTCATAACAATGTTGTAAAAAAGTATTAAAACAACTCATCAAAAGATGAGACCAGTGGCATGCCACTGACACAACTTAAACGCTGTATTCAGCGGGAGATCCCTCTTAGAG